CAATGCCTCCACAATTGCACTCTCTTTATCTTCTGGACACTGCGGTTGCCTGCTATCTTCATTTTTAGGTAAATTATAATTCTTTCCAACCTCAATTCCGCATTTTCTCTTTACCTGTGAGATATACAGATTGGAAACCTTCATGCCGGCATTATGTTCAGCCACATACTTCTTTATCTCATCATATGTAGCCTTAGTCTCTGCAGATGTTATATCCATATCATCAAGTTCAATCATGACATTAATGTAATCATCCGGCTTTTATTTCAGTTGGGACAAAAGAACAACCGTCTCAACGTGAACAGTTTATCTATGGTTCACTTTTCATTGCTTTTTACAGCTTTTAAACTCCTATAACATAAGTAATTATCAGGCGTTCAGTTTGTTTGTCTTTTTAAGTCTTTCACGTATATTTCTATGTCGGTGGCAAATTGGTGGCAATGCCACCATATTCGCATCAAATAGCAATTAGATCCTTCCATGTTGCTGATCCACATACCCCATCAACATCCAGACCTCTTGATTTCTGATACTGTTTCAGAGCATATATGGTATTATCTCCTGCTTCCCGGTCAAGGTCAAGGTCTTTTTTATTTTTTCCTTTGAATCCACGTGATTTTAGAATCTCCTGTAACAAAAGTACAGAGGTATTCTTGTCACCAGCTTTTACAGTTTTTGGCTCAAACATATATTCCTCTCCTGTCTGTGTAGTATTAGATGATGTATTCTCAGATTTTGAAGGTGCTGCTGTGTCAGATACAATACTATAATCAGGTGTACAGAATTTAGTTCCAGGCATCTGACTGTTAAGGTAACTTTTAGCACATACACCGCCACCATTTGCGATAATACCTGATGCTCCACTCGTGTTACCTTCAATCGTATAGAAACGATCACCGATTACAGCGGTAACAAGTCCTGTATGGGTAAATGTACCGTTATGATAAAAGATAACAATGTCACCGATTTTCGGGTTGGCATTCTTTGTAAATAAAGTTCCTAAGGCCGGGCAATATACATACGGCCAGTGTTTTAAGAGCTTCTTTGCATTGTCTAAACCAAAAGCCTTCATAAAACACCAAGATACGAACGCCGCACACCAAGGCTGCCCCTGATAGGATGGTTCTATATCTCTCCAATATTTTGTATAGTTAGCAGATCCGGCATTTCCAGTCTTGCTGTCAAGCTTACTGTTATTTTTCTTTTCCAGGTACCCGATCTCTTCTTCTGCAATTCCCAGAACTACGTTGATAGCTTCACTCTTTGTCATGACTGTGTTTTCCTTTTTTATATCTTTTGCTTCGTTATAATCTTTGTAAAATATATTTCTATCTACAGTTCCGCTGATGCCAGGTATCTTTGCTTTACTGGAATACTGCCAGCCCACACCAAAGTCCGGCCGGAGTCGTTCCTGTAAAGTACCGTTATCTGATGCCGGATAACGTGCAATCCAGAAATCGTATTTTTTCAGATGGCTACAAATTACATTCAGGTACCAATCCACATTGCAATAAATACCAAATTTATATCCCGCTGCCGTGATAATCTTTTCGAATGCTTCTGCCAATTTGTGGATCTGTTCAGCTCCAAGGCTTCTCTGATTATTCCATTCCAGATCCAGCCAGACCGGATACTGCAGTTTTCGCCCGTTCAGAACTTCCACGACCTTCTTGGCTTCGCTCTGTATCTCTGCAACTGTCATAGCATAGGAATACTTATATGCCCCAACCGGGATATTGTATTTCCGGCATTCAGAGAAGTTCTGCTCAAAGTAGCTATCTATCACGTTTCCCGCTTCTGTAATCCGCAGGATTGCGAACCCCATGCCGTAATCAGCAACTGTTTTCCAGTCAATTTTCCCTTGCCAGGCAGATACATCAATTCCTCTTATTTCCATGTCCGTCTCCTTTCATAGAGCGAAAAGGGATGGTTTCTCATCCCTTATTCGTCTTTATTTGCCTGTTTTACAATCTGGTTCACGTATGTAGAAAGACCGGCAATCAGTATTCCCTGTGTAATCGCTGTAAAAATTGCCATTGCAATATCCTGTCCGGTACCGCAGGTGCAGGTGGCAAACACATAGATCGCGCAGATTGCAATGCTGATTCCGCCAAGGATAAGCGGGATGTACTTATCCTTTACTGCCTGTGCCTGTTTGAGTGCCATTCCTACGAAATATAAGGCAATAGCTACTACGATGAGTTCCGGTTTTACATAGTTTGTGATCTGTTCCATGATCATTCCTCACTTTCCTGTTCTTCCGGCATTGCCAGAAGCTTATGATATAATTCTGTTGCTACATCATTGCCGCCTAAGTTATGATATGCGCAATATACTTTTTTGATAGATTCTTTTGCGTAGATTGGACAATACTTCCGGTCCTTATACTTATTGTAATTTCCTACAATGCTCTCTCTGAGAAGTGACTGTACCCCTTCCGCAATTGCAGCATTCTTTTTCTGTTCTTCTTTAAGCCGCTTGGATACTCCCCTATGTCCCATCCCGAGCAGTGCTGATATAATCGCAAACAGCCATTCGACCCAGTGAATCTGTATGTAATTAATAAGTTCCACTCATTCTTTCCCTTTCTCCGTTTTTTGCGCCGGCGCAATTTAAAAGGGGGCAGTGCGTCCCTTATTTGCACCGCCCCTTTTGTAACTTTATCATGCTGCTTCCAGCGCATCCAGACACTCTCCTACTACAGCACGAAGGTTAAATAAATTCGGCACCTGTTCTCTTGTGTATACCCCAGTAAGCACCAGAGATACCCATGTTTTTACAAGACCACTGTTCTTTGTAAACTTCATTTGTCAGCTCCTCCTTTCTCCAGAATTTTATAAACAACCTCACGCAGGTTTCCGATGTTCGGAACCTGTTCTTTTGAGTATTGTCCGCTTTCTACTAATCTCACCCAGGTCTTTACAAGACCACTGTTTTCATCAAATTTCATTCTGTTGTTCCTCCTATAATTTGAGCTAACATGATGCTCAGCTCTCCGATCGCACTATCGTTTTGTTCCTGCATCTGAGCCAACATGATGCTTAATTCACCAATCGCACTGTCGTTTTGTTCCTGTGTCTGCCGATTTTTGTAGCTTTTTGTCTCCTGCACTGTTCGCATCACAACACCCCCATTCCTATTGCCCGAAGAGAGATTTCTTCCGTGGAATTGTTTGCTGTAATCTTTACTTTCACCGCAACTGCCCATTTGTCTGCGGTTTTCTCTATGTTCTCAAAGGTATGATTTCCGGCAGAATCTGGAGTGTAAGTTTCCCAGGACGGTGAATCATCATTTGCATTATTCGTAACCCAGATTTCTTTTGTAATCTTTTCGTCTGCGGTAAGGTCTAAAAGGACCACTGTTTTTTCAATTCTTTTACTGGTATCCTGCGGGCGCATTTGCACTTCTAAAACTGTCCCGATTCGCACATGGATCACAGAAGAATTGGTGTCCATTCCAGACCCCGTGTCTGTAGATACCACTCTGATGTATTTCTCTCCACTCATTCCGTTTACATTTATTCGGAACGTGCTTTTAACATCTTCGTTTGAAGCTGAGGTTACTTGAATCCAACCAGCGTCTGTCTTCTTTTCCATCCGCGTGAACTCTTTTAGGTTTTTCGTCATTTCTATGTTATCTGCAGTCTGAATTCTAACTGTTTGAGTGTCTCCCTCTGCGTCTGATCCGATCGTAAACTCTACATAAAAGCTGTTCTTCCGGCGTTCTCCACTCAATGGGCTTGTGATTGTTGGTGCCTCTGCAGATCCGTTTGTTTTTGTAAAAGAATATGTCGCTGTCGCTGCTTCGTTCCAACTATCTGTCACAGTGATCGCTACCGTATGCGTCCCTAACTTCAAGTCCGGCCAGTACTTGCTCATCTGGAATGTGTAGGATCGCCCCGTCTGGTTTTCGTATAATTCCTTCTGTACTTCATCGATTTTCACAATTACATTAAAGGTATCTCCGTCGGGGTCAGACACAGAAAAAGAAATGTTCTGCGGTTTATTCAGATCACCGAAACTTTTGCTGGCTGGGGTAATCTGTGGGGCAGCGTTCAGTACGCGGAGGGCGGGGCGCCAGCCGAGATTGTCGAAACTATCGTACGTATTGCAGTGGAGCCAGTAACGCGCGCCATAGTAGCCGCGATAAGCCCTGTATGAGCTACTGTCATCTATGGCATTCTGGCACCAACTGTTGCATCCAGCCCAGTTCCATATCTTGTTGTGAGCTGTCGTAAAGCTAGCAGATGAGCTGTTATGCGGAAAATCCTGACTCTGTGGCGTTGGAAGTCCAGAGAACTTCCCGAGGTTTCCGATGTATTTATCCCATTCGTTTGACGCTACGGTTTCTGTCTGAACAGAGGAACTCGTTCCGCCGGTTAACATGAATAATTCGTACTGCTGGCCATCAATGGTTATAGTCTTTCCTTTTCCTTTCGCTCCGCAGAAGCCCAGATCATTTAGTCTGTCCCATGTTATGTTACAGAGCAGGTTTCTGTCACAGATCAGGAGTTTATCACTCCCATCGTTTACTTCCACCCACTGTAATTTATAGGCATCGGAAGAGTCCGTGCTTTTAATTTCGATAGCATCAGATAAGCTTTTTCCGTAATTTAACAAGTTCCCTGTCGATGATGCGGATCCGTTCGTGTCGTACCAAGGTTTCGTTGGTCTTACTCTCTTCGTACCTGCTACATAGAGTGTACCAAGTTTATGTATGGTTCCGTTTGCCACGTTTTTCTTTCTCCTTTCTCTTAGGGCTCATATCCCCGAATTTCCAATTTTTATCTTCTATGGTTCTATCATATATAGACCTTCTTGTCTGCGTAGGTTCCGGATGTGATTACGACTGAATCTGTCGAATCTATTTGGTCTACAGCTACGAGTGTCATATCTGAAGAATCAATCAGATCTTTTAATTGCAGCTGAAATGTTAGTTTTGCAATATCAGACATACTCACAGCTAAATTATTCGTATTCTTTTGTATCTGCTGCGTGTATGTTTCAATCTGTGCCTTCATTTCTTGTGTTGTCTGTTTAACAACCACTAATTCCCCAGTTATTGCCACTGCTTTGTCAATTTTACTTTCCTGCTCATAGAATTTGCCATCTAGCTGTTCCAGAGCGTAATTGATATCTTCAATATCTGCAAAGTCTTCATATCCCGGTTTCTTAAACCGGTAATGCTCTGTATATTCCACTACAACACCTCTTCCTTCATTGCATACCATGTCTTCTGTAGTGCCTGCTTCCATGTCAGATTTTCACTTATTTTTTTCCACGTGTTGTATCTGAGTGTTACGGATATCAAATAGTCCAACGGCACCATCTGATCAAGCATATCATTCACGCTTTCCTGCATCCTCTTTCGTGTCAACTCAACAAGGCAAAAGACAGTTTTTGTATTCAAGTCGATTTTTAGTACATACTGATTATCTCCCAAAGTTGCATCCATTTTTTGCCTGAGTACAGTTTCTGTATACAAAGGGCTATCATACCATCTGAGTAGTACCTCCAGTCGCCTATCATCTATAGAATCTGTATCCCTCGGTTTGATTCCTAAAATCTTTTCCCTGTGTGCGATTCCAGATTCTTCAGATGTTTTTACGCAGATGTCATTATCTAATTCAAACAAGGCATTTTCTAAGGCATCTCCTATCTTGTCCCCTGCATCAATTACAGCTTTAACATCCTTAATGCCCAAGATTATTTCTGGATATTCAACATTTACGTGCATACAACTTCACCCCTTACTGGAACGGTTCCGTCTGTAATCTGCAAATTCTGCTCTGCGTCATTTATCGTCGTTCCTGTCACATCAACAATACCGTCAATGTTTACGATTGCAGCTTCAATCTGTAAAATGCGGACCACAATAGAATCGCTCTCTTCCCACTTTTTCCGAAGCTCAAGGAGATATTCATCTACTGCCTGTGTAATATAGCTTTTCAAATCATCGTAAGAATATCCTGTGTCATATGTTATATTAGTTTTTATGTTTACTTCTGTTTCTCCAGTACCTGATATGAGAACCCTGTGTCCAATCGGGGCGATTCCTACTCCATCTCCGCTGTTTACAACCGGGTCCACTGCTGTCTGCACGGAATTTATGATGTCATTTGTCGGCATCCGGTAATCGCTTCCGATGATCGTTATGCTGATCTTGTCATCTGGTGCTGATACTCTTTTTAATTTGCACCCATATACACCGCTCATTTCCTTAATGCGGCTTTTATAGTATTCTCGGTTTCCAGCGCATCCACGATAATTGTACATATTTAGGATTCTTGCTCTATATGTTTCTGTATCTTCCTGGTCCGTGGCCTCTAATGTACATTTTAAGATCTTCCCCCATTCGAAATTGTCTACAAAATCGATTGGTTCTAAGTCTCCTAAAATACGGTTTGGTTCTGATCCGGGATCATCGCAGCCGATTCGATATGTATGTTCTTCTTCATTGATTACATTAAACACTGTGTAGTTGTATTCATCGCAGTTCCATCTTGAACCTTCTGGAACTTCACAATTAAACTGAGCAGTAAATTCAGCGTATGTGGCTTCATTGATATATACTCCTCTTTCGTTTCCGTTCCGAATCAGATGCTCTAAGTCAGCTGTATCTGCGTACATATTCTGTTCAAGCCCAGCCAAGAGCAGGTAAGCTTCTTCCAGACGTACCGCCTGTTTTGCGCAGGCATTAAAGATCAAACTTCCTTCAGATGTGTCTATATCATCTGGCATATCTTCCATCATTTCGCGCATAATTGTTTCATATGTCATATCCTCATACACTCGTGCTCACCTCCCCGTCTCCTAATGTTGTGATAAGCGAGAATGATATTGTTACTTTTTCCTCTTCTTTTATGCAAGAGAAGTTCTCAATTCCTGTGATATATGGGTTTTCCATCAGGCATTCTTCCGTCATTCTTTCTAATTCTGATTGTGTCAATTCCGAAGAATAACTCTTCCCGATTAAGTCTTCATATTCCTGTCCGTAATCTTCTGAATAGATATAATACCGGTATCGTGACGTGTGTAAGGCAAGCCAAGCCCATACGAGGATAGCGTCATAGCCTTCAACAATTTTTCCGGAAAGCTGACCGGTTTCAAAATTAATCCCATATTCCTTCGGAATGTACTGTTCTGGCTCCTGGATGCCATCTTCATCATCTGCGTCTATAAATGGAAACATCATTCTGGCTCCACCACCTTTGCTATGATCACAAATTTTTCTCCAATTTTTAAAGTCAAAATTTTATCTCCTTCGACGAGAATATCGTTTGTGTACTCTTTCATGTTTGTGACCGAATCGGTCATTTCTGTGTGAAAATATATTTTTTTGCCTGCATCTAGGCGGAGATTGCAAGACAAGAGGTAATCTCCTTTTTCCAGGGGAAGATCTCCAACTTTTATTTTCCCATTTGCAAGAACCTTTCCCAACTGGATAGCCGGATCATTATAATACTTTCCTGCTTCTCGCATTTGTCCTATAAAGCGTTCGTATGTGTTTATAGCCCTTTGTATCTTCCTCCGTTAATAATAGTCGTTACTCTTTGACCTCTCCATTTATCCACGTTCGGGAATCCATATACCATCGACTCCCATTCAATCACGTCTGCTTTTCCACCTCCGAGGTCGTGTCCCCATTCTGTGTAATTGCTGTCACCGGGGTCTTTCTCATCTGCGATCATGCAATTTATTCTTGTTCCATTTGCTAACACCACGCATACAATGTCTCCTACTTGGCCAAATTTCTGTGTTACAGCAATCAGATAGTAGCCATCTATGGTTGCTATGTTCTCAGGGCTTCCTGCTTTTCCTTTTTGTCCCCATATTTCAGAAACTCTTCTTTGCGTCGTTCCTGCATTCCATCTTCCGTAAAATTGTGGATAGCAAGTGTAGTTGCCGGTAATCCCTGTCTGCGGGACAGACGATGGAATATTTACAGTTGTTCCGGATATTGCTGTACCGCTTCCAGCCGTTGTCGTTGCAGCAGGATAGTCAATATAACAAAATCCATATACGTCACCTCTTCGGTTTCCATACTGCTTTCGTGCTGCAAGTCCGCCTGTTGCACCGCTTGTATTTCCCTCAATAGACACATAATCGTTGATTCCCGATCCGGAAACACTTTCCACCAAGCCTATATGGCTTCCTCCACCCGGTCCGTACACTACCAGTGCGCCAGTTTTTGGCGTTGTTCCAAATTTCCCCCTTGCCTGGTACCATTGTGTCACCTCAGAACAGCTTGCAGTCTTTCCTCCACCCATAAACAGGTCTCCATGTCCAGATTTATTGAAGATTGACCATTGAAAGATGCAGCACCATGCAACTCCATTGTACCCGTAGTATTGTGTGGCTTCATTCGTGCTTCCTGATATTCCAATCCATGCTCGTGCCTGATTCAGTACATCATCCAGTGCATTGCTGGTCGTTGTACTGCTGCCGCCTGCAGAATTCGCAATCTGTTCCTCGTCTTCCTCCTGAATATCCATCACGTTTTTAAACGCAAGTTCCAAAGTTGTCGTATAAACTCCACCGTTCCATTCATGGCTGTCATTTTCTATCCAAAATTTTCCCTTCAGTCCGATCCTGGAGTCCTCTATAATCACACCTAATCCAGAAACGCATCTGCAGTCCCCAATCATAGTCAAATTTGCGGTTTTATTTATGCCTTGCAGTTCTGCCTTAGCTTCTGTTTTCCCATTTCCACTATCTACGGATATCGCATTTTGAAATATGCCGTATTTCTTTATCCAGTTTGAGTTACTCACACTTCCAATTTTATTATTGTTTGAGTCATAGATATATACACGATTTACCATGCTGTCTAAATCTTCTGTATATGAGGACTCTGTAATTCTTTCCCCCTGCCGTATGTGGAAATTGGGAATAACTTTCCCTTTCTGTATGACCTCCAGCTTATCTCCGTTCATTTGTGCGATGTATTTTTTCTTGTTTTTTCGGTATGCTTTTGTGTATGCAGCCATGATAATTTCATAATACGGACGTTCCTGAAAGAATATTTTCGCAATAGGCATCTTAGTTTTTGCAATTGATCCGGTCTTTACTTTTACGTCTCTGCAGACCATCTGTGCGATTTTTTCAGGGGTTTTGTTTGCAAAACGGTATGTACCGCTAGATCGTAAGAGATGCATCATGCCGTCAGTTGCTGTATACTGTAGCTCACCCATTTCAGATTTTCTTTCTCTTTGGGTAATAATTCCGACAAATTTCGTTTTTTTATCATCCGGATATCCCGGGTAGAATACAATTTTGTCTCCTAATTTTATGCCAAGAGTCTTGACATTCTTATCATTCGGGCTGTATGCAACACTAAACACGACAGTTCTGGCTGCCTGTTTAGCACTCCCAGCCCAAGTCACGCTCGTTACATAACCGGTTATTTTCGCATCATTCCACATTATTTTCATGGTATCACCAGCTTTGTCCCGTCATATATATACCAGCCTTTTACTCCATTTTTAGAACTGCTTTTTAAGCCATTCTTTTTTGCGGCTTTTTCGATAGCCGCTTTGTTTGCATTATATAGTTTTGTATAATAGCTTCCAGAGCCATAGTATTTCTTTGCTATACCCCAGAGTGTGTCGTTTCCTTTAACGGTGTACGTTTTTGTTTTCTTTTTCGAATCCGTTCGAGTGGTTGTTTTCTCTGGTTTCTTTTTAGTGGTCTTAACCGGTTCTAGTACCGCTTTTACAGGTTTAGTATACTTCGGTGGCCTGTACTCTTTTAGTGACAGGCTGTACTTTATATCGCCTGTTCCGTCTTCTTCTGAAAATGTAAACGTCTGAATTATAACCGATTTATTGACTTTTGTTTCTGTAATAATAAACTGTAGGTCTTTTTCCTGCCAGCTCAATATTTTTTTGACATATTCCCATGGGTTTCTGTCTTTCGGATAATCTGCGAACGGGTAATCGTGTGCAGGGAAAAAAGACTCAAGTGAAAAAGTCTTGAGTCCTTTCTTTCCCAAAATCGTCACATCTCCTCGCGTCTGGACGTTCACTGTCTGATGCGAGTTTTCCTGCGTTATCTGGTATGACGCCGGGCGGATAGGAAGCTGTATGGGATCCTCTCCGCATTTAAGCCAATATTCCATTTTACCTCCTACGCCATCTGTGGCATGTTTTCTGCTGTTTCTTCTATCTTTTTTACAATTGCTTCTGCAATCTTGTCGATATCGGTTTCTTCTCTTACCACAATGCTGTCTGCTAACTTGGCAATCGTTACGGAAAAGTTTTTCTTTGACTCCTGGCGTGCCATACGAACAGATTCATCATGAGGATAGACCCTGCTTCCGGATGGAAGATCAACAATTTCTCCACCTTTTTCGCTGATCTGCACGATTCCGCCCTGCCAGTAATCAGTACCTTTCGCCAAAGTCGGAATCGTTGGGATATTGAATCCGATATGTCCTCCGCCAATAGCACTGGGGAGGTCAACACTTATTTTATTAATC